CGTGGTTCCCAGTTACCAACATGCCCCCATAGGTCGGTTGGCTTCATTCGTGAATCACCATATTGACAGTAGGTAATTGTAGTTTGTGGCAAGCCAGCAACAACATCAAGTTTACGCAACATGCCTCGTGGGTTTTCAATCAGATAACCATATTTAGGATCAAGTTCTTCAATCACTTTTCTAATATGGGCTACAAGTTCTTGGCTACGCACAGCCTTTTCAGTCTTGGGAATACGGGCACCTTTGCCGCCTGTCCAGTGATAACCCATTGAGGCAACACTAAAGGCGGTACATGGTGGTGATGCCCATATGAAGTCAGGAGTTCCATACATTTTACGAAGCCACTCACTTGTCACCTCAAACATGTCAACATGATGAGTTGCTTCAAAATAAGTATCTAACTCAAAACTAATGACTGTATGACCAGCATCAGCGAATGCTTGTGTTGACGAGCCTGTTCCAGAGAAGAAGTCAAAGACTAACATTGGTTCCTTTCTCTGTACCCGTGAAGGGGTTACTTACGACGGAACCACTTTAGCATTCTCTTGCGAGTATTCACACTCTGAACATCGTTCGCTCTGATTACATTCACTACAGTTGTAGCGGATGTTTGCACTGTGTCTGCCACGAATTCAGTAAGCACCTTTTCAAGAGAGGAGTTAATCTCGTTCATGTCACCCGTAGTCACTTTTACTTTTAGGTCTGACTTTGTTGAAGGAGTAACAGAGGTCTTTGCCTTCTTCTGAACCGGCTTCTTAGCAACAGGCTTCTTAGCAACGGTCTTCTTTTCAGAAGCAGTCTTCTTTGCGACAACCTTCTTTGCTGGCGCTTTCTTGGCTGCTGACTTCTTCTTAGGGGTTGGTTTTTGTTTTGTCATGAGTGAGACAATAACACGAGACTTAGTTCAATCCGTTACTTGTTTTATCTTTTTTTTGGTCTAGTGTTTTACCCGTGGACATATATTCAACAACAATGGACAAACTTGCTTTGGCTGTTTCAAGTGCGAAACTGGCTAAGGAAACAATCATAGAAACAGAGGGTATTGGGGAAGACCTCAACTTTGTTCTTATGGGTTGGAGAGAGGGCGAGTTAGTAGCAGTTGCTCAACTTAGTCAAATATTTATGAGAGATAAGCCTGACAGATTCGGACGTTTACTGAAGTGTGCATATGTAATAAGAAAAGGATGGGGTGTTGATGCCTTCACCTTTGTTGCTGAAGCATTCTGTTCAAACACCCATAGCACCCGTGAGCATAATTTGACTGAACTGTTTGTTAATAGTGAAGTAAAAGTAACAGAGTGTTTATCATTCATACATGTAGACAACACAGTCATAGAGTTTGTCGCTGTGCCTTACACAACAACACATCCTAGATTAGTAGTATTTAGTGACGCCATCCAATATGAAGGCATACAAAGCATGAGAGACTCTGAATATCCTGCGGCCCTATACAGAGCATTAAGTGAAGACACAGAGGGTAATCCAGTCTATGATGATGACTTCCACTCTGAATTAGTAAAAGGACTAATTGCTGTGGGATTTGAGGTGAACTACAAATGATTACTATTAACGACTATCAGAGACAAGCATCAACAACTGCTAAGTATCCTCTAGACAAAGGACTTGAATACTGTGTACTGGGTCTTGTATCAGAAGCAGGAGAAGTCGCGGGGAAACTAAAGAAGTACATCAGAGATGATGATTCAAGTATGCCTATGTCAGACAAGAGACATGACGAACTAGTCAGTGAACTAGGTGATGTGCTGTGGTATCTAGCAATGGTTGCTACAGAACTAAATGTCTCACTGCACGAAGTCGCCCGTAACAACATTTCCAAGTTAAAAGATAGACAACAAAGAGATGTTATTAGTGGAGATGGGGATAACAGATAATGTTTAGTACATTACTTAGCGCAACAATTTGGTATGGGGCTATCGTTCTAGGAATGATTGCTATGTGGATTATGGTTAAGGGCGATTAGCTTTTACACCCGTAAGCACCCGTAAGGCAAAATTGGTTTTCAATAAGAGACAAGCAGTATCACTTAGTAAGTGGTTACATATGGCGATCATTACTGTGGGTACATTCCTTAGTGTTGTTGTCGCTATTGTTTGGAATGGTTTACATAAGAAAGATATTCATAGCAAACATAACGATTGGTTTAGTGAGTGGTAATACTGGTAATTGAATCAGTTTGTTTATTTGTATGTAATTGTGAATGTGAACACAATAGCAAGCGTTACGAAACTAAATAGTTTTATTAAGAAACTAAACGAGTAGCATTACGAAACTAAATCAGTAGCAATAAACAACTCAATAGTTTTGTAAAGAAACTAAACAGTTTCAAGAAGCAACTAAACAGTTTCAACAAACAACTCAATCAGTAGCATAAAGAAACCAACAAAGTTTCACAAAGCAACTAGGCGAGTAGCATAACACAACCTACAAAACCAGAAAAAAACCGATCCGGCAAAACACGGGCAGCGGCCAGCCGTCGGCCCCCGGTCACGGGACTTTCGCGCAGCTCGATACGTGCCGTGGGGAGACGAAAACTAGTGCTAATAGTCATTTTCTAAATAGATTTAACTGAAACGGGTGTGGTGAGACTCTACTGTTTTGGGTAGAAGTGTGACTGTGGGGCATGCGTTTGTGTTGGTGTTGTATTATTTGTTGTGTTTAAGTTTTCGGATGTTAAGTCTCTTTTGGTTGTTGGTGGGGACGAGTCTGTGATTTTGAGTGCGGATGGTGTTGTGGATGTTGTTTTTTCTGACGTTGATCGTGTTGATGGCGTGGTTGGTGAGTCAGCGGTTTTTGATTTTGATTTGTATGTGAAGTCTTTGGGTAGGCCGATTGGTGGTGCTTCAGAGGTTGATGGTGATGGGGACATGCTTACGACGGGTCCTGATGGTAAGGACAATGTGCCTGTTGTTGCGGCGGCTGTTAGGAAGCGTGTTGGCAAGAAAAAGTTTGATGTTAATGATCGTCAACAAAGAGAAGATAAAATTGTTGAAATGTATAACGCTGGTTCTACTGCTGGTGAAATATCTGATTTTATAAGGTCTCAGAAACCTGTGGATGGTCGTTTTTCGGATATTGCTAATATTCGTTCGGTGGTGGGTAAAAGAAGAAAAAGGGGCGATGTTGCTCTTCGTGTTGATTCTCCAAACAATGTTGTTAATGCGCAAAAAGAGCGTGATGCGGGGATATTGAAACTGTATAACGAGGGCAAACTTGATGGTCCTAAAATTGGCGCACTTTTCGGGGTGGGGTCTATGACTGTTTATGGTGTGGTTAAACGGAACAGGTTGAAGAATCCTCGTTCTGTGGCTCGCGGAGACAAGCTAAGGGAGAAGAGTCTCTATTGGTCGCACGACGATGCCGTGAGTGGTGTTGTGTGGGCTTCTAACAATGATTTGGAATGGTTTTCGTATTCGCACCCCATTGAAGGGTTTGAGGGCGTTTTAGAGCATTCTGAAAAGGGTGAGGTTCTTAGGGATCCTAAGGGTGGTTTGACTGCTGCTGGTCGTCGCCATTTCAGGGAGACTGAGGGTTCTAATTTGCTTCCTGGGGTTCGTGGTCGTGCTAATACTCCTACGAAGATGCGTCGTAAGGGTTCTTTTTTGACTCGGTTTTTTACTAATCCGAGCGGTCCTATGAAAGATGAGAAGGGTAAGCCTACGCGTTTGGCTTTGTCTGCTGCTGCTTGGGGTGAGCCTGTGCCTCAAAATATGGAGGATGCTGCGGAACTTGCAGCTAAGGGTCGCCGGCTTCTTGAAAGATATGCGAATTCTAAGAAGAAGAGTGCTGACGGGGACAATTTATAATCAAAGACTCCATATTCGTTTAGATTTATCTGAACGGGGAGTGCTGTGTCTTACTGATTTGAAAAAATATCGTGCGCTTCGCGCATAGGCGTGTAGAAGCGGAGGGGAGCCGGCGAGGTCAGTGCGTTGCGTTTTGCAATTGTAGGAGTCGGGCTACGAGGTCGGCCATCGGGCGTATGTCTTTTTTATTGATGAGATAAAAGTCGTCCGTCAAGTCCTGATATGTGTCATAAATAGTCTTTATGTTCCAGTTGCTTTTTGTGGACGGCGGCAAGACAAGCATTGAGCCTGTTGGTTGACTGTAAAGAATGTATGCGTAGGGCTTCACTTCTTTACTTTCGTATCCGTGAACAGTATCCACGATTGTATTGGAGAATGGAAAGTCGTGGGGATTATCAGTAAATGCGCGCCGTGTTGTTTTCACTTCTAAAACTTTAGGCAGTTTTTCTAGGATGATGTCTTTTTCGCCTAATGTGAACCGCGCACGATCTGCTTTGTTTTGTGCGAGTTCAAGTTCTGGCACTTTGCAGGGGATTCCTTGTTCACTGAGAAACTTGGCAACTATATTGTTGTACTTGTGGCCTTCTGTGAATGCCTTTTCATAGTTGTATGTCATGTTCTACTATCTCAATTTTTGCGTCTGCAAAAAACTGCTTTACTAAAGGCCATTGTACATAGTTTCCATCATTTATGCAAACGACTCTAATAACCCCAGATGAGGCTATGAGTTTGGCGCACCCCATACAGGGTGTTCCGTTGACGATGAGTGTTGCCCCTATACGCATGGAGGGGTCTGACCATAGGAGCGCTCCTGCTTCGGCGTGTTGGCTTATGCAGTTATCGTAGGCGCTTCCTGATGCCGAGTTTTCGTGGAGTCTTGGGCAGTGGCCGTCTGTGCAGTGTGGCATTCCTGGTGGGGAGCCATTGTATCCAAAACCTATAACACGCTTATTTGTAGCTATTATAAAAGAAGCATATTGTTTTTTGGAACACGTGGAAAATATTGGTGCTAACGACTGGCATGCTTTTAGCCATTTTATTTCGTGGGGAAGAATCACGTGATGGCTATTTCTATCCGGTTGATTGCTTTTTGAATCAAACTAACAATGTCTGCAAATGTGTGATTGGAAGACCATTCGTCAATATCGTCATCTATGAGGGACTCTAGATACGAAACTGTTTCCATGAACAAACTAATACTGTGTTCAGGCACGGGGATTCCATCTTCTGTTACGGAACCATCCCAGGGTTGAAGTTTCTTTAATGTTGAACCGCATGCGAGAGCAAGGGAACCTTTGAAACTTACAGATCCAGTATAGGAATTATATGGAATGTCTTTTTCAAGACCGAGTTCTCTTAGTATTCCTATGGCTTTGTGGCAAACATCAGGAACACCGAGTCTCCCTAGATAGGAGATACTCATTGTTTTACTTTAGTTAAATCCAAGCCTAATGCGTGTGCGAATGCGCGTGCTTCGTCGGGTGAGACGAAAGTTGCTGCTTCGTAGGTTATATCATCCCTGTAGCGGATAAGTACCCATTTGTCTTGTTCTTCTAATTTGAAGACATGATACGAGTCATTGCCTTTTACTTTGATACCGCTTGATGTGAAGTCGTATTTTTGTGTCATTTTTATTCTTTGGGCTGCAGTAATTCTAGGTCATTGACATATTGTTCAAGGTTTCGTTTTGCTGTGTCGTATTGCCTGCGCAGTCGCAGTTCTTCAGTAGCCGGAAGCATGCCACGGTTGCGTGCAACTATGATTTGTTTGGCCGCTCTTGAGACTGGTATACCAAAGTGTGTAGCAACTGCTTTTTGTACACCAGTTGATGATGCGTATGCTTTTATATAAACATTGGCTACTTCGTAGAGGTGCTTATCTGATGGTCTTTTTCCTTGGCTCATTGGCTACTCCTGATTCTTACGGGCGTGATACTGCAATCTTTTTTGTTCATTTAGTTTGTCTCTATTTTTACGATTATATTCACGCATGTATTCAAGGTTTTTTCCAACCCTACTTGAGTCGCTAATATGTTTGCATTCTTTGCAGTACTTTTCAACTTTTCCATTTTTTCTTGTAAAAGTTTTGAAACCAACAACAGCAAAATCGTGACCTTTTCTACAATGCGTTTGTGTCCGCATTGAACGCCCGTGTCTATCTTTAGCAATCATGTCCTGCATGTTGTCGGAATTGGTTCCGAGCCATAAGTGGTCAGGGTTTACGCATGCTGGTGTATCGCAGGTGTGGCAGACAAATATACCTTCTGGTACTTCACCCTTAAACCATGAATAACTCAGCCTGTGTGTACTGACAGTTTTGCCGTCTATTCTGAAAGAACCATACCCGCGAGAACTTAAAGCTCCAGTCCAGAGCCAGCAAGAATCGGTCTTGTTGACTTTCTTAAAGAAACGCTCTTTGGGTGAAAGATTTATAGGCATGCCTTTACTTTACAGGGCAAGCACCAGTCGCGCAATCATCAAGATCAATTTCGTCATTTCCTGTCAAAACCATAGGGATTGAAAAGTCAACTTTTGCAAGCAGTTTTTCGTACACTTCATGGGTGATTTCTTCATATGGTGGCAACGGGAAGTTATGGTCAGCGTGAAGAAGGAAAGAAACAGACTTGACGTGGTTGTCGTAATTGCTTGACAACCATTCCTTGATTTGCTCAAGTTCTTCCTTACGGTAATAGACAGTTACGGAAACTGCGTTGTCTGCCCATTGTGTTTGCATCTTTTTAACCCATTCAAGCTGTTCTACGGCTGTGATGTCTTTTGCTAAAACTGCATTCTCTGGAGACTGACAAGGGAAATCAACAACATACTTTGTGTGATCTTCTCTACCATCAAGACCGATGTCCCATTGAACCTTGTAGCCACGGGCACGGCATGCGTTCACGAGCGGATCGGCAGCACCGAAACGAACACGACGAATGTAGTAGCGCGCAAATGCTGGATGGATTCCTGGGGTTACACCTGGAAGAAGGGAAAGGGTGCCAGAAGGCTGAACTGTTGTTAGGCGAACAGAGCGTGGGTAGCCCTTCTCTGCCGAGTATTCAACATCAAGCTTGTCTAGGAATTCGTATCCGTCGCTAAGCCAAGAGACTTGCTCGTCGCTTGCTTGAAGGATTCCAGTGATTGACTGACCGAGGCGTGCGTTCTTGCGAACGATGTTTGTTGTCTTTTCGTATGGGTAGTCCATACGGGTGATTTGCTTTTGTGTGACATAGAGAAGTCGTGAGATTTCTTTGAATTGTTCAAACGATGAAATGTTTGGAAGGAAAAGAGTTGCAAGGTTGCATGACTCACCATCAGCCAATGCAATTTCTGCACATGGGTTGAAACCATCAATTGTTGGGTCAGGACGCGCTTCTCCAGCACGACCGAACTTGCGGGCAAGACGGCGATTCAACAAACCGTATGGTTCACCGCTTCCGTTATAGCCCTTCCAAAGTTCTGGTTGAATGTGGTCAAAATAGTCTGCATAGATGCTGTTGTTTGAGTTTGCGCGCCATGCAGGAATGTCACCGCTTGACCAGTTCTTAGCACGAAGGAAAAGAACATCGTCTGGGTCACCGATTGCTATTTGCGCCGACCGACGTGACGAGCCGGAAACAACAATGCGACCAATAATGTTACAAATATCCAAAACATCAATAGACCTTAATTTCTTTCCTGCACGATTGTTGAGAACCTTGCAAATGTCGTCAATACCTTCAATGAGAGCGCCAGGCCCGCTTGCTGTTCCGCCGAATGTGCTTAGTTTTGCACCAAACTCACGAACGAGAATTGTTGAATACGAAAACGATTTTCCTGTTTCAAAATATGACTTCAAAACACTATGAAGCAAGCGACGCCATCCTTGACGAGAGTCTGGAACAATAATGTCTGCATCGTTTGTGCGCTCATGTGTGATAACGATGTTGTTTTTTACTTTTGGAAGTTCGTGAATCTTTGCTCGTTCAACAGAGAATCCAACGCCTCCGCCAAGCATGAGGTAGTCAAACACCAGTTCAAAGTCTTCTACTTTTTCAATGTTTGTGAAGTAGCAGTTGTTGAGCGATGTACCGTTGAATTGTTTAACAAGCGGTGTGCCGAGTTGCCACAATGCACGGCCTGACATTGAGCAGCGCAAGTTGAACATGTGGTCAAACAGTTTTTCTGCATCATCTTTTGTGTATGGAACACCAATGTCAAAAGCACCATCAATAACTCTTTGGATTGTTTCTACCCATGATTCGTTGCGGTTTTTACCTTCAACAGGACGACTGTATGTACGAAGATAAACGATTTCTCCTAGTCCTCCGAATCCCCAAGGAGGAGTTTTTGTCGCATAAGTGTCAATGAAAGATTGGTCAAGTATGGGCATATAAACTCCTGTTAGTCGTAATGGGTAGACAGTAAGGATACAGTATTTTTATATACAGAAAGTGTTTAGAGTAAGTTCAATTCTCGCGCTTTATCCACAGGTATGACTTGACCTTTTTGTACGATCAGAACTCGTGCGGTTGTGAATGGTGTTATTTG